TAGCATATACCATTAAAGGATTAACATTAGTTACAATTGTAGGATCAGCGCAACAACCAGTGTAAGCAGCACTTGTATAATAAGTGTTACGAGTCAAAGTACGCAATACAGGAGATCCTTTGATATCCAAACGCAAATTGTAAGTTTGACCACAATCAAAAGTTTTAGCGCAGCTACCAGTAAATGAAGCTGAAGTAGCACCAACCAAAATTTGTGCTTGTTGAGCAGCACTACCATTAAAATCAGAAGGATCTACTCTGTAAAACTTACTAATATACTTAGGATTGATCATCTTAGACTTTACACTTTCAGTGTAACCTCCATGAAAAGGACCAATTTTGTCATTAGTGTGAATAGAACCTGAAACAAGCACCAAAGGTGATGCTAATGTAGATCCATCATTCAAGTCAGGTGGTATTGTCCAAGTGTTAGGATTTACAAAAGTAAATTGTCCTGTTGACAACGCAGATGATGCTGTTCCTTCAGTCTGAACAAAAGAGGTTGTTCCCACAAACGTCTTTTTAAAAGCATGATTAAAATAACTCATAGTTTTTTGTTTTTATAAATATATAAGTAATATACGAAGACTTTTTACAGTCTCCAAATTATTTCAAGAAAATAAGTTTATACTTAGTACTATTAATCAATGATTTAACTTCATCAATCGTATTAAGTATCTCAGAATGCTCACAAGAATCCTGAACTTTTTGACACATGGTATATAATCCTCTTAAATACTTAACGCATTCTTCAGGCGTTTTACAAGTTGGTAATTCTGCAGATGTGGGAAAATCCATCAAAGTTTCTGTAATACCTTGCCATTGTTCAGCAAGACTATCAGCAAAATCACCGACACCATCATAAAACTCACCCATTGCAATGTGTGCTGCGTAACTTGTGGTTTTAAGATGTGCCATATGGATTTTAGTTACACCGTTTAATAATTCAAACACTAATGCTGACATCATGTTTGATTTTTGTTTCATTGCTGCTGCGGATGCACCACCACCTTCTATTTTCAGTTGTCTCATATTTATGTATTTTCTTGTGTGCTTTGTGAAGCTATTTGATATTCATTCATTGCCTCAATATCACCAGCTAATATCTGTACTGCTTCATCAATAAGTGTTTCAGCAATATCATCTTTAAATTCACAGGGAACTTCCTTAGTTGATAACTGAGTTGTATAAGGATCAACACAACCATCAATCTGAATCATCTGAGGTTTTCTGTAATACATTATAGAAGTATCCTGCATCAAGAATTCATTGTTTGTATATATACGCAAACGATTACTTACAAGAGTACAGAATGTTTCACCCCATTCAAAACTAGGTTTTTTTAAGTCGTCCGATAACAACAAAGGTACATTCTCTTCCTCTGCTAAATATGTAATTGTCATGCGCATAGGATTATCGCAGCAATCTTTTTTAGCATGTCCATGAATTCTTTTAAAAGCCATATAGTCAGAAGGTAGTGGATCAGACTGTACGTATAGATCTGACTCTTTTAAATCAATTGGAGTTTCCTTCAAAAGAATTTGTAAATCGTCTATACGTGTTTTAGTCTGTTCGTCTCCGGTCTTTGTAATATTAATACCCTGAATTTGACGACGCACCCATTGTAGTTGAGCTTTATTAAATGCTTCAACTATCTGCCAACATTGTAGATTGTCATAATCCTGACTATCTAACTTGTTCAGACGCTGTTTAATTTTTAATTGCAGGGTAAAATTATTCATACTATTATCTAGCTTTTTTAACCATTCCTCCTTTTTTCATAGAGGATTTCTTTGCGCCAGCAATCTTATCAGCATATGTAGCTTTATCATAAGGAGGTGCTAGTTTAGCAAAAGAACTTGTAGATCCACCAGACTTATACTTCATGGATCCACCACATTTCATACATTTTTTAGCTTTCATGATTATTTATTTTTTGCGATTCGTTTTAAAGTTTTAGCAAGTGCTTTCCTCTTAGGAGTACACGTAGGTTTAGTCATTGGAGTACAATAACCCTTATGTTCTGGGTTGATTGCTTTCTGAATCCATTTTTTATCTTTCTTCGCCATAGTGTTTCAGCATTTCCATTTACGGAGTGATTTATTAATTCTACTATTAGGATCGTTTGCTGTTTTACTAGATGTGTTCTTCTTCTTCATACCTTCCATTCTAGCACAGAATGATCTCTTTCTAGGACCACCTTCAGGTTGTGGTGCTTTTAAATCTGAACCAGGATTCTGTCTTTCATAAGACTTTCTTCCTTTTTCATTAAGACCACCAGAAGGTGACTTACCAGCTTTACGTGTCCATGCAGCAGATTTCGCCATCACTTCTTCTTTTTACGCATTAACATCTTCTCACGTTTCTCCTCTTTCTTACCCTCTGATTTCTCGTGTTTCATAGCAGCAGACTTAGAAGAGTAACGCTCTTCTGCTTTAGTACCTTTGTACTCAATGATCTTTTTCTTTGCCATTATTTCTTAGGTTTACGAGCAGGTGCTGACTTCTTAACCATACCACCTAACATCATTAACTGTTGTTCTGTAGCAGTACGAACTTTAGTTAAAAGAGCTTTATCTTTTTGTAGTTCGTTATATCTGCGAATGGTGTCCATAGCAGATTCTACTTTCCAACGCTCTTCACGAGCTTTGTCTTCTTTAGACATTTTTAATTGTGCCATATTATTTCTTTTTAGCAGTTTTTGCTGATTTAACAAAATCTTGTTTAGTAGGTGCACCTTTAGTTCCAGGTGTTCTCATTGTTTCACCAGAACCTGCTTTAATGCGAGCTCTCTTTGCATGAATATTTGCGTATAAACCTTTTTTTGCTGCCATACTAATAATATACTAATTATTCCAGTACTTTTCTACACCTTTAGTAATTTCCATTAGAATATTATCATTTAATGGATTCTTCAAGTACTCTGTAACTTCTTGAACATTATGACCTAGCATCGATCCAGAAGTTTTGTGATAGATGAAACCATCTGATTTAGCATTAAGAAGACGATAGTAAATAGCATCTTTTACAATAGCTTTCATCTTTAATGATTCCATTTCTAGATTAGATGTATCCAAAAACTCTTGAGCAGCACGGGATGCATTTCTTTCAGCACCTTCACCATTAATGTGCTTATCCATCATATCGTAGATAACATCAAAAGATGTAGTCTTCTTATAGGTAGCGCCTGCTGGATCAATAATCTTAGCAACATAGAATAATTTGTTAAGATTCTTATCAAACATCTTCTGAAGTTCAGCAAGTGCTTTATTACGCAACTTCTTAGTTTCAGTTTTTGTACTTGCAGTCTCTTCAAACTTATCTAAATAGAATTTAGGTGGACGTGGTTTTGCTTTAGCATCTTCGTATGATTTAGCAATAATGCTAAAACCACCAGCGTTGATTGCATATATCTTAATAAGATCGTAAGGATCTTTATTAGGGTCTAAAGTGACAGGAGTGTTACCACAACGAATTGTGATTTTTGCCCAGAACTCATCATTGTCTGGACGTAATAATTTTACTTTATTCCAAAACTCAGGATCGTCTGGATTAATGACATTAGCAGCAAGTTGTTTTTCTAACTCACTGACTACATTGCGAATCTCTCTGATTTTAGCTTCTCGAAGTTCTACATTTTGAATAAGCTTAATCTCTGGAGCAAATTCATTAAGACCTGTAACATAACGCTTGATTCCGTTATGCTCAATACAAGCTAATTGTTCTTCATGAAAAACACCTTCAAAAAGTGCTAATCCATAATTTTGTAATCCCATGTTGTCAACAGATTGATTGACGTAGGGTTTAATTGAAATACTACCCGCTTTAGATAGCGGTTCTTGTACCATTGTGAAACTCATAATTTTGTTGGTTTTTATGTTTGACAAATATAGTAAAAAAGGGGAGAGTTTTACCCCTCCCCCATTTTTACATTTTTTAAGATTAGAATGAACCTCCGGTGATTGGGTTACGCATAACAATCTTCAACACCTTGGTTGGGTCTTTAACCCAGATAGCAGGCATCATTTGTGTCATGTATACGCGGTATCCATTGAATTGACCAGAAGACTGGAATCCTTGAGTACGTCCCATGTAATCCATGGTTCCGTTTTGGTACCACCACTTCAATTGATTATCCCAACCCAACTTCAACATATAGATGTTATCGTTAGTATTGTCAGTGATATCAAAGATAATGAAGTTGTAAGAAGACAATGGGAAACCATCGATGATTGGGTTTTCAATGTCGTTAGTATGCAAGTTGTCGAACGCTGGGTTCAATACAAACTTAACGTTTGCCAAGAATGGGATAACGTAAGAAGTGTAAGCAAAACCGAAGTTCAAGTCCATACCTTTACCAGTGATTGCACCGATATCAGCAGCTTGGATCAACAAACCTGAGTTGATTGCTTCTTTCTTAATAGCTTCGTTAACCATACGCATACCACCCATACCGGTTTGTACGATCAATTGACGCTTAGGATCTGGTCCTTGGAAGTCAACTTTACCAGCATAGAAGTTATAGATTTCAGAACGGAACAAGTCCAAAGTGAAACCAGATTTGTTGTATACGCGCTTGAAAGAGTTATCCAACTGCTTCCAAAGACCGACAGACAAACGCAAATCGTCTGGACCATCTTGACGAACACGACCACCTTGTCCCCACATCAAGTAAGTCTCGATGTCAGATGCAACTTTGGTCAAGTGAGCTGCTTCCATAGCAGTCAAGAAAGTACGAGACAATGAACCGTTACCCATTGCACGCTTAACATAATCCTTACCCATCTTAGAAACCATAGATTCCAAGTTGGTGATAGAAGGATCAGAAGACTTATCAAAGTTTCTCCAGATCTCTACAACAGGAACAGTACCGTCAGAGTTCATTCCACCTTTGATCATCAAGTCTGCACGAGATGAAACAGAATAGTGAACGTGAGCTTCAGCACCACCTACATAGTTGTAGTATTCACGGAAACCTGATTGGATCTGAATATCAGAGAAACGCTCTCCGTACTCTCCACGTGCAGAACCTTTACGGAAGATCTTGTCACCAGGTTGCAAGTAAACAGATGTATCAAGACCTGCGGTATTGTTACTGTTTACCAATTGAACGGTGTACATGAAACCATCACCCAAAGGAACGATATCATCAGCAGTGATGTACATCTCCATTCCGTTATACTTATCGTAAGTGATAATGTCACCATGACCGAACTCACGACGAGAAATTTTAATTTGGAATGTTGTACCATCCATACCTACAGTGTCGCCATCTGTGGGTCCGCCATTAACATAAGCACCGTCTACAATGTAAGGAAGATCTTGTACAACTGGTGTTTGCCACTTGTACTCTCCGCGAGCATTGTCGACTGTGATAACGTTCTTTCCACCAAAGCTAGACATTTGATAAAGAGGCATTTCTACTTTCTGAACCATTGCCCACAAGTCAACTGGTCCTAGATCCATAGGTTCTGCATTTCTCAACATGTTAACCAAGTGGTAAGAATCTACGTGTGAACTAGCTTGGTAGTTGGTATCTCGTAGAAATATACCATTGTTTAAAACTGGAGTTGCCATTTTTTATTTATTTAATTAAAAGGGTTATCGTTTAAAAAAGTTATCATTTCTAGGAATCCTTCGTTGACGTGCTTCATCACGTTCAACTACAGGAGTACTAGATTGCATTTTTGCTTGTTCAGTTTTAAGTTGACGAACTGTTTTTTCAGTTGCAGCAACTTTACCCTGATCTTTAATCTTACTTTTGTATCCTTCCGGATCCGCAAGTAACCATAAAGCTTCAGCAATCAAATCATGGCGAGGTTCAACATACTGATACTTCTCTAACAAGTGACCTAACAAATTGGTAGGTTTACCTGACATAGAAGGATACTGAGGTTGAACTAAACCTGAGTAAAGCAAAGATTGTGTTTTCTTATCTAGCTTTACACCGTTTAACTCACCTGGTTGCAAAGTTGTATATACATTCTGCATATACTTCTGAGCAGCCGCTTCTTGCTGTTTGCGGATGTGTTCTTGTTGAGCAAGCTTCTGAGCTACAACTTGTTCTTGCATCTTGTCCAACTTTGGTTTGAACTTAATAGCTTTCTCTTCAAGTTCACCTCTGTCTTTCCATCCTAAAATCTCTTCATCAATATCATCATCAGAACCAAAGTTCTTCGCTCTTAAGTATTCTCTTAAGATGATTTCTTGATCTCTCTCACTTCTAGGATCTAGCTCACGATGCTCTTCTACCTCAGAAAGAATCTTAAATAGACCTTTTAGATCATTACCTCCATTAGCTACATATTGAGCAGCTACTTGGAGTTCCTCTGGAAGTTCATCAAAGAACTCAAGAGGAAACTCTTGACGAACTCTGCTTTCGATTTCATTAAGATTTGCATCTAGCAACTCTTCAAAATCTTTCATAGAGTATTCATCAAGTGGTTTGTCATCATCAAAAGGTACGATCTTTCCAGATTCAATCATTTTGTTGAATACTTCAACCATGCCGTTCTTGTCAATCTTTTTACGACCTGCTGTTTTTTCTTCTGCTGATTGATCATCTTTATCATCAATACCACCTGAAAAGTCATCTTCAGGATCAGCATCTTTGATAAGAGCGTCCACATCCACTGGTTTTTCCTTTGACTCGTCTTCGTCATCCTCGTCCGAGTCGTTGTCAATAAAAGATAGATCTGGTGAAATAGAACTGAAGATATTAGGCTTCACTTCTGTTTTCTTTCCATTTCCATCAGGAAGCATCACGTTTTCTGCTCCCGGGGTACCTAGAAGTTCATCTAGGTTAATCTCTACTTGCTCAATAGAAGTAGATTCTGTGTTGGTTTTATTTGTATCCTCCATAGTGTTGGTTTTGAGTTTACATTATTAATATACGACAAATTTAGAACTTTAAACTTTATAGATTAATATCCTTAAAAAAGAATATCACAATCTATAGCAAAAGGTTATTTTTTAGTCTTATTTTTACTCTCTGGTTTGTCAAATTTGTTCTTGTTTTCACGCGCAATTTGCAATTGGGTCTGCGCAATTTGTTGTTGAGTTGCTAACTTTTGTTGTTCAATAGTCATCTTATCACGATGCTCAGCTTGCTTATTTATTTCTTTCTCTCTTTCAAAATTCATAGTCTGAGCATATTCATCAGAACTTTGAATTTGTTTAAGTGCATCCATGTAGTCAGACTGCTGATTCTCATTTTGATCTTGCATAGCACCATAACCAGCTGATCTAATCTGTGCTTCAATAATACGAGCTTCTCTATCTTTCTGATTTTCAGATGCTTCGAACTCCATCTTCTGACGTGCTTCTTCAGCTTTAGCTTGAAGTTGTTGTTCTTGCATTTGTTGTGCTTGTTGCATCTCAGCTTGTTTCTGGTCAGCTTGTTTAATCTCAGCTTTCTTAAGAATGTGAGAAACCTCAGAAATAGACTCAGACTTAAGAACATTACCTAGATCATAGATAGATGCTCCTGTAGTATTATTCTGAATAGCCATTTGCTTCAACTGTTCTAGGATAGCACGTTGATTAGCTTTAGTAGCTACAAATATATTTAGGTCTCTAAGCAATAAGTCGGTTCCATTTATCTCAAAGTTAGCACGCTCATCTTCACTAATCATATACTGTAATCTTGTAGATGATTTAGTAGAATGGTAGTATTGTGCTAAGTCTGTACGCATCTGATGCACGCGAGGCATCAAATAATCACAGTGTTGAATAAAATAAGTCTCTGTTTGTGCGTATGAAGCATTGATAGATTGCTCAATACCGGTTGCTGTTTGCTGACCAATCTGTTGACCAAGACGCTGTGGAGTAATACCAATTACCTCAAATGCTTGCATCTTAAAGTAATTAGCTAACTGAATACGAGACATAAGACGGTTAGTCTGTTCTAGATCCAGTTTCTGATAATGTTGGAATGCTAATGCATTTTCTGTATTAGTAATAGATGTATCTAAAGGTAACATCTGGAAGTTCTTCATAGCAACATAAGCTTTCGCTAAGTTGTTCTTTCCCCAATCTTCTCCGAGTGAATGTCTTGGTAGAGCATTCTGATCTAACAAGATTACCGTACCTAATTCATCTACAAGGATATCCGCAATCTGATTATTTACAATGTTATATCCAATCTGGAAAGGTTTCATTAAGTCTACTAGAGATACAGATCTTGTATTTCTATCAGAGAATACAGATCCTTCTACTGGTAACTTACATCCGTATATACTTGAATCTCCTTTAAATTGAAATTTAAGAGGTTTGATTTGATTCTGATTAATACCTAAGTAGATAGGATTTACACCACCAGGATTATTACTACCCCAGAATGTAGGTCTATTAGGTCCAACTTTAACACCACCCCATACTTCGTTAATCCATATCCAGTCAATATGTTCACCAAATACAAGATTATCACGAGTCTTATTCTTAATAAGGGTAGTGTTGTATAGAGGTTTATCAATTACTTTATATGACTCATCAATTACATCTTGGAATACATCACCATTATCATTGATCTTAGTCAAGTGACCTACCTTACGTTGTGACTTCCAATATACAGTTGTTACACGTAGCATATTAGACATACCCATATCAAAGTAATCTTCGTCATTTGACAATATCCAGTTAACTACGTCACCTCCATAAGTAGCGTTATCCCACATAGATGTGTACTGACGATAACCTAAAGATGGTTTATTAGTATTCCACTCATATGACTTAGTAGCATCATAGTAGCTACCGTCATTCTGGTAACCTTGAATAGGATAACCTGCAGATCTTACAGGATAAATCAACTCAAGAGATGCTAATTGTTCCTCTGTCATTAACCATCCATACTTGTCAATGACGTCTGCAACAGTCATCATATCAAATTTACCAACCCATTGACCTTGAGATATATAACGATTCTCTGGTGATTTATGGTAGAATGTAAGAACAGGATTCCACAATTCAATATCATAATCATCCTCCATCATTTTAAAATGCCAGAACTCACGGTCTGTAATCAACATATCACGGAAACCGCGTTCTTCAAGTTCGTCCATTCTAAAACGTTCGTTATCAACTTTATGTTGATGTTCTGCCCACTGCTCAATAGCACTCTTATATGTCTTTGAATAGAAGTCTTGAATTTGTGGTAAAGTCTTCATATTCTCAGGACTCATTTGTTGTTGGAACTCTTCTGAATCTGGTTCTAGTCCTTTTTCAACTAGTTTCATCATCATCTTTTGTTCAGCTTGAAACAACAAAACTTCCTCTAATTCATCCTTCTTTTTCTGTAATAATTCATTGTATGAGATATCATCTACACCAGTATATGTAACTCTAGTACTCCTTTTAGCAAATTCTGATACTAATGTATTTACAACATTGGGAACAATTGGGTAGAACTTTAACTCTAGTGCAGATACATCATCTTGTGTAAGTGTCTCAATAAGATCACCATACTCATTATCTTGTTCAACAATATAATCACCACGGTCAATGATACCTTTAGCTAGTTTATAGTTTTTCATCATTCGTCTTGCATTACGACGAATTTGTTTAAGTCCTTCCCACTCTAACCAGTCAAGATTCCATGCTGTCCAGTCTGTATCTTTCTTAGATCTAGGAATAAACTGAATGGGTTGATTAAGTGTACCCATTCGGTTAGTGTCAGCTTTCGCACCGTTCTTTAACTGAATTGCGTTATATAATTGCATATTATCTTAAATTTCTAAATGGTTGTTTAGGTAGTCTCATGTTATTAAATGCTGAGCCTTTTGATCCAATGTGTCTAAACGGGCTCATATTTAATTTACTGAATTTATTGGTGTTATCCAACTTTTTCACCTTATCTGTCTCCTCGTATCGCTTTTTGTATCCTCTATTTGCTTGTTGAACTTTTGCAAAAGCAATCAATGCAGCAAACGATACAAGTCTATCGACGTTTAATCCTTCTTGATATGCTGCCATTTCAGTAAGCAACATCGGATCCGGTATACGTTCTACCCCATATACAGTCTTTACAATCTCACCATCAGGTTTAACTTCCTGATCTAACTCTTCTTTTAAGAAATCAATAGCATAACTAAGCATATGACTCTTAAATAAAGTACCAGTATTTCTCCAACCATATTCCTGAAATACATTAGCATTAGCACCAATATCTTTTAGAAATAATATTTGAGATCTGGGTACCAAATACTTTTGTTTCTTTCTATAAAGCATGTGATTTATGAACTGAGAAATATTATTTTCTACAATAGTCCATGCATTATACCACTCTATAATCATCTCTAAACGCTCGTGTGTCTTATTGATATCATCAAATCGACCACACCAAGCAGCTACAATTTTATCTCTTTCTACAAAAGTCTCAACTTTTTCACCATCATTCCTA